TATTTTTCCTTGAATAGGACATTCGGTAATACAAGATATATATAATTTTGTATTATATAATCCTTTATTTTCCCTTTTATCTAAGATCTCAAAAATTTCTTTCAATTCTTTTTTTGTATCTGATAAATTTTTATTTAAATTTATTTTTTGAAAACTATCTGATACTGATGTAACAAAAGAAAAATTTTTAACACCATAATTATAGCCTACAACAAAATTTTTTTTATTTGGAACAAGTATGTAATGATTCATTTTATGTTTTGAAACTTCATTATAATCCTCTCCATAATCCAATAGTTTCAAAGAATCTTTCATAATAGGCATCCATTTTTCACTTACAATAGAACCAATTTCTATATTTGTTGGCATATAATTGAACAATATATTATGATAAATATCTATTTTATCTTTAATAGTAAAATTGTCCTGCTCTTCTTTTGATAAGCCTTGAAGCCCATCTCTTAAAGATACATCAAATAATACTGGTAACAAAGGTAGTGTGGGGAGTGATTTATTTAATTGAAATGGTATTTGTCGTAATTGTTTCAACATTTAAAGGTTACTACTACTGTATGAATATATATAAAATAATTTTTAAGTATATTTTATATATCGTATAAGTTTGTTTTAGTTTGTATTAATTTATTAAATTAATATTCAGGGACATGTTTTTTGAATAAACAACCTTGAGGTGAAATTCCTTTTAATTCTGGGGTAACAATTGCGGGATTTTGAAATTCACAATTATTTAACCAAATTTTTATTACACAAAAATTTTTCTTTGGACTGATTGTAATTCCAGTGACACTATTTACAAATGTATTATTAGAACTAAGTGATTCTCCAACCAATGCATATGTTAAATCTCTCCAAACTTCATATACATTTTTATTAGATATTTTATAAGAAAAACAGCCTCCGTCACGATTACTTGGATCTTCCCAAATAGGCATAACCCCATCCTTCATAATAAACAACATACAATTTTTTACAAGAATTTCAGGCAATGTTTCAGAAATAGCAATTGTATTTTCTACCGTTGTAAATTTATATATTTCTTTGTAACTCTTAGGAGACCAATCTGTATCGTGAGGTAAGTGTGCCCATAAATTCCATTTTTTTTTCAATTTGTGTGGATTATCTTTATTTATATCTGTAATATTATCGTTATAAATTGGTATACTATCAGCAATAGAATCCATCCGAATATCAAATTGCGCAGTTCCCATCTATAATATACTTATCTAATTTTTTTTAAATTATTTTATATATAATTTAAAAATTGTATTTATTTATGTAATTACAAAATCCTCGCCCATCGAATCCATTTCTTTTTTGGTAAAATTATCTACTATATTTTGTTTAATAATTTCATAAGAATCTTTTTGTATAACGATTACATCATTATTATCTAATTCTTTTATATTCGCTTTCTCGTCATATAATGTTAATTTATATTGGAAATTATCTACACTAATTACACTTTTATCTAATAAAATATTGCGAACGTAATATAACAAAAAATATTTATCAATTCGATTATTTACGACATAATAATTATAATTATCATTGTATAAATCAATCAATTCATCTTCTTTGTTATTATATGTCAGCATTAGACCTATAAATTTTATATTTGATAATTCATATTCAAAATTATATGGGATACTTTTATAACATATTTTGTTTATTCTTTTGTCTGTTTTTATATTTTTAAAATCAGAATATACAATAAAATGATAAGGCGATGGTATTAATTTTTCAAATTTTTGGAATATATACCCCGGGTTTTCTAGCAAATCTTTATAATTATATTCTGTCTTATTGATTAATTTACCATTTTCATACAATTCAATAGGAGAGTTATATTCTACTTTATTTATTAGATTATGTTTTTCGAGTAAATTGGAAATGCTTTTTGAAAAAAGAAATATAATGGGATTTATTCTTTTTTGTGTCTGATTGTATACAATTTGTATTTTACTGTATATGTAGATAGATTTATAGGCAAGAATCGAAAGCATTTCATTATAATTATAATGAAGTATTTTACTTTTGACAATGGCTTGAGAGATTACAAAGACCGCACATCCACGGTAGAACATATTTATAAAAAAATCTAAAATATGCATATATTATAGATAAATTAAATAATAAATTACTATTTAAATTGTTTTTATTTTTTGTTTGTTTTTATTTTTTGTTTGTTTTTATTTTTGTATGTTTTTATATTGTATATTTTATATTATATATGTATCCATATATTTTGGGAATGAGTTTATTGAAGACCAGCGTTCCTTATTTTAGAAAACATATTCTAAACACATTATCCAGTTTGGAATTGGTTTTTTTAAATACATTTTTAATTTTTATACTTGTTTCTGCCATACTTCTATATTCTATATTTGTAAACAAATCGATTAATATGTATAATATGTTTAAAAATTATAAAAAATTAGAATTAACACAAATTATAGCATTAATTATAATTGCTTTTTTAACAGTATCTTCTTCTTTTATTATTAATGAATTTGACAAGAATTATAACACTCCATTGATGAATACTTTGTTTGTAAGAGGTATTTCTCTTATTTTTGTTATCGGAATAGGTATATTTTTATATGAAGAAAAATATAACTGGAAACAAATATTGGGTGTTTTTTTTACTATTTCTGGATTGATTTTGTTATTTCAGAAAGATAATTGATTGCATGAATGCATGAATACAAATTTGATAATATTTATACTTTAATCTCAATTATTACTGGGTAATGGTCTGAATTATATTTTCCACAAAACTCAGGATATCCTTGATATATATATGCATCTACTATTCGATTATATAAAAAAGTGCTTACTAAAATATGATCAATCATTGAAAATTCACTTGGTGTCGAAACACAATCGCCATTTTTATCATACCAATCTGTAAAACGCTTATTTTGTGGCAATAATTCTGCTACGGCTTGTAAAGTATATTTTCCCTTATGTGTCCCAGAAATACCTTTTAATATATTCAATGCTTGAGAAAGTGGTTTATTATTATTTGCATCCAATATTTCTGCGTCAAAATCATTAAAATCTCCCATCATGATTATTTCATATCCTCTGCTGTAATAATCAAAAATCAGATTTTGTAATACTTGACTTTGCGCTTCTCTTTGAGCACATCGTTGTTTATCTGTTGGAAATGCTATTAAATGCGCTGCAATAATAATAATATCAATATGGTTGATTGTGAATTCTGTAATATAGTGTTTACTTACGCCGGAGGTTGTAGGAGCACCAGTATAACCACATGTAGATTCTGGTATTGGATAATCAATTCTATCTTCTGTTCTAGTTAGATCTATTTTTGGGTCTATTTTAGTGATCATACCCACATTTTGACCTGTTGAAGTATCTTTTCCCTTTTTCAAATAAGGCTTATATTCTTTACTTTTTAAAGTATCGACAAGTATATTTAATTCATCGCATCCTTCTACTTCACAAAAATTTACAATATCTGGGTCTAACAAGTCAATTACATCGGCAACATATCCAAGATGAGTAATTGCTTCTGTTTCATTAACCCAGTCGCAACCGGATCCGGGACATTTTGAACCACTGAAGTAATCAACAAATAACCACTGTGCATTGTATTGCATAATTTTATAAGTAGACGATTTTGTTAACCGTCGATCTTCTTCAGTTATCACAGTAGGACACTCCGTGTCGGTAGCCAAAATAGTTGCAGTAAATGCTGCTAACATTAACAATGATTTTACAATAAGGGTCATCTTATACATTATTTAAACATTATATTTATATTTATATTTTTAAATATAATTTGAGTATTTACAATAATAATAAATAATAAAATATTATTATTATTATTTATTATTATTATTTATTATTTATTATTTATTATTTATTAAAATAAATTAAAATTTTACCAGGATTTTTATGAGTGAAATCAAATGGTTCATCAAAAATGGTTACCATAAAACCTCCTGGATTACTGAATATTTGTTCAATATATGTTCCTAAAAATTTGTCATTATTTAACAAATTTGAACTTCCATAACGAATAAATGGTATTTTGATACCACTATTATTCAAAAAGATCATATTTCCTGTATAATTTTCTGAAATATCTGTATAAACATAATTTGTGTCATTAATATATCCTACCAAATTTTGATAATTTGAGTCTCCATAAATTTCTCGATTCCCTAAATATAAATTCCATTTTGGTGCAACATTCACTTCTTTCACTTCAGCATCTTTAAAATAAACAATCAAGTCTGGCAAAGACCCGTCTACTACCATTTTACATAATGAATAAGTAATTATATTTTACCAAAAAAATAATTATATAAAATTATAGACATATAAAACTTTCATATTTTGGATCTGATGAAAATAGTGTATATAATGGTGTTTGATTATTTATATTTTTTGATTGAGTAGTTGAAGTTCCATCATTTGATGAATAAATTAAATTTCCATCATTATTTGTATTCATATTTTTTACGTGTAACCCTCCATTCACAATATCTAGTCCAAAAATATAGAGTAGTAGAAATATAATAAAAGTCATGAAAATAAATGGAATAAATACAATTATCCATGCTACCATTTTTAATCCTCTGTCGCATAATATTTGCAATAAAATGGAAACAAGTATGGTTACTATTAATTTCATAAAAGCACTATTGTATAGTCCTTTTATGGTATCAATAATAATTTGTGTTAACGAAAAAATATTGTGTATTATTACTGGTGCACATAGTCTTAACATGATTCACTTATAGTATATTACGAAAAAATTGGTTCTCCGTCTTTAATTATTCCCACTTTTTTTCCTGGTTCGCCATCTTTGCCTATTTCGTATAGATTTCCATTGTTTTCATCATTGGTAAAATAAGATATATCATCAATTTCAATTTCAAATAATTCTTCCTCTTCTTCATCCTCTTCCTCCTCCTCCTCCTCCTCCTCGGAATTTTCAGTTTCAATATCATTGTCATTAGATAATTTTACAACTTTTATATCTTGTTTTGTTAATTTTTCTTCCTCTTCTTTATCTTCTTTATCTTCATCTTCTTCATCTTCTTCATCTTCATCTTCTTCATCTTCATCTTCATCTTCATCTTCATCTTCATCTTCATCTTCATCTTCTTCATCTGCATCATCTTCTTCATCTGCTTCATCCTTTCCTCCTTTATCTTCCTCTATAGTCTTTGGTTCCTCTAAATGAATAAAACTTTCTAATTCTGATATGTCTGTATGGGGACTATTATCTATTTCTTGAATTTTTAATTGAATATGCTGTTCATTTTGATGTCGCGAGGAAGGTTCATTTATATAATTATATACTAATTCACTTAATGATTTAATAGTTGTTTTCATTTCGTTCATATCATTCTTTAATTCATTTATGATTTCAGTTACATTATCACTTGTTTGTGTTAATTCATTTTGTTCATGTGTTTTTTCAACAGTTTGTATTTTTAACATGTTTTCATATTCATATATAACACGTTTTACGATAGGTAATTGTAAAATACCTTTATTCGTTTCTTCCTGAATCAATCTATTTTTTTCATTTATTTTTTTTTCTAATTTATTGAATTCATCTTTTAAAAAAATATTAATGTTCATGATGGTTTCATCCATCATATCTGTTTGAGTTATTAATGTAGTCATAGTTGATATAGTTTATTATAGTAAAATTCGTTTAATATGATTTAAAATATAATTTAACTAATGTATGGAAGGCGAAAATGAATCAATTCGTTGTATTATGACTCAGACAAATTATACTATGGAACAAGCAGTAGAAAAATTATCAGAACAGAATGGTAATTATTTGAATGTTGTTAAAGAATACATGGGGATACCTATAAATCAAGAGACACGAAAAATTAAATCCATTAATCAAGAAATTTATAGTCAAATTCGGAAAAAACTAGATACTAGTATGAGAGAGTATAATGAAAAAAATCCAGTAAACATAGAACAGGCAATAAGTAATTTACAAGAATCTGAAAGTAAATTACGTAATAAAAAATAAATTTTTTCAATTTGAAGATATTCCAAACTTCTCATTTAGTATAGAAGTTTTATTTTGAGGTTTTTTAACTAATTTCTTTTTAATTTGATATGTATTTGATGGTATTATTTTATTATTTAAAATAAAATCGTCGTTGTCTTCATGTAATTCAGGAAGAACACGTGTTAATGG